GGGTAAACGAACAACCTTATTACGGTAAAGGTAGAAGAAATCCAGCGGCTGATGAATACCGACCACAAGGTCAAGCAGTTGAACCAACTCCAACAGAATGGGATGAATTGATTGACCAATTAAACAATGATCCTCGTTTTACTACACATACCGGTGAGCAAAAACAATTTGTTAAAAATAATGAAACAGGTAAAAGTTTTGCAATCCAATGGGATACGATGGAAGGATATTGGAGAGCACCGGGTGCTGACACGAAAGCCGAAGATGTTGTTGCGATGGCAAGAAAAGAATATGGCTTAAGTGGTGGAACTGGAAATGGGTTGACTGATGATGAAATGTTAGATATTATAATGTCATATGCCCAAGATCCTGATGACGCTGAAGCAGCATTGCAAGATTATAAAGAAACTGGTGAATTTAGTGATCCTGCATTAGAAGCTAATGTAACTAGAGATCCTAGATGGAAATAAATTAAATACTATACAACTTAAGTAGGCAGAAATGTCTACTTTTTTTGTGTACTAATATTTATATATGTATTAGATATAATAAAAAACTTAACAAATAACTTGGAATTATAGAATTAATTATCTATAATATAATTAATAAATAACATAAATTAATAACTTAACAAAAGGCAAAATTATGGCTTTAAATTTGGATGCTATCAAAGCAAAACTTAACCAATTAAACAAGAGTGACGAAAAGAAAAACAATTTGTGGAAACCAGAAAATGGTAAGACACGTGTTCGTATCGTCCCTTATGTACACAGAAAAGATAATCCGTTCTTGGAATTATATTTTCACTATGACATTGCAAAAAAATCAATGTTATCTCCAATCACATTTGGCAACGCTGACCCAATTGTAGAATTCGCAGAAAAATTAAAGAAAACTGGTGACAAAGATGAATGGATCATGGGTCGTAAAATCGAACCTAAGATGAGAACATATGTACCAGTAATCATCCGTGGTAAAGAATCTGAGGGTGTTAAATTTTGGGGATTCGGTAAACAAATCTACACTGAATTGTTATCAATCATTTCAGATCCAGATTATGGTGATATTACAGACTTAATGAATGGTCGTGATATTGATGTAGAATTTACACCAGCAGAGGGTGGAGGATTTCCTAAAACGGCAATTCGTGTTAAGCCAAATACACAACCAGCAACTGAAGATAAATCTATTGCTGAAAAAATCATGAACCAACCTGAAATCACTGACATTTTCCCAGAACCATCATATGATGAGTTACAGAAAGCTCTTGAAGAATGGATGAATCCTGAGAATGCAGATGCGGATGTAGAAACATCTAATAGCACTAGCGCTGATGCATCTGAACCAGCTACAACAAAAGCACCAGCTAATAAAGTTGAGAATGTAGCTGACGCATTTAATGATTTATTTAACTAAGGAGTAACGAAATGGCAAAGAGTAAAAGCAAACTAGAACTGGAAGATGCTTTAGCAAATACATTAGCAGAAAGTATCAATAAACAGTTTAAAGGTCAATCATTGAAAACTGCATTCTTTTTAGAAGGCGATGATGATTCTCCTAGTAATGTATCCGAATGGATTTCATCTGGTTGTGATATGCTCGATTTAGCAATTTCAAATCGACCGAACGGAGGATTCCCAGTAGGTCGAATTACTGAAGTTACCGGATTAGAAGCATCAGGTAAATCGTTATTAGTATCCCATGTAGCCGCTGAAACACAGAAAAAAGGTGGATTAGCAGTTTATATTGATACTGAGTCTGCATCGAGTGCAGAGTTTATGTCAGCTATCGGTGTTGATTTAAAAACAATGCTTTATGTACCATTAGAAACAATTGAAGAAATATTTGAAACAATTGAAACTATAGTAGAGCAGGTTCGTAAATCAAACAAAGATCGATTAGTTACAATTATTGTGGATTCGGTAATGGGTGCGTCTACTAAGATAGAAATGGCCGCTGAATATGACAAAGATGGTTATGCAACAAGTAAATCAATCATTTTATCAAAAGCAATGCGTAAAGTTACAAACTGGATTGCTCGAGAAAATATTTGTTTGATATTTACAAATCAGTTACGAACAAAGTTAGGTGTATCATTTGGAGACCAATGGACAACATCAGGTGGTAAAGCAATTCCATTCCACGCATCAGTTAGATTGCGTTTAAAAAATACCGGAATGATTAAAGCAAAGATTAATGGTGTTGAACAAGTTGTTGGTAGTAAGACAGAAGTACATGTTGTGAAAAATCGTATGGGTCCTCCACATAGAAAAGTAAATTATGACATTTACTATGATAGTGGTATTGACAATTATGGTGGATGGTTAGAGATAATGAAAAAGTTTGATCTAGTTAAACAAGCAGGTGCTCATTACACATTAGATGATACTGATATCGAAACAGGTGAAGTGTTTGGTGAAATTAAATTCCAATCAAAAAACTTCGTAGAAAAAGTTATAGAGAACAAAGAAATAAAAGATCGTTTATATGCTAGGTTATGTGAAGCATACATTTTCAGATACCAAGCTGGTATCGACGGTGGTATAGACGATGTTATTGTTACGGATGAAGTTATTGATGAAGAAGGATAGATGAATAAATATCAACAATTATTCAAACAATTACAACAAGAAAAGGATAGTGCTCCGTCAAGTGTCAATGATCATATCATGGTGTTTGACGGCACTAACACTTTTATACGTAGTTTTGGAGCAACGCCATCAACAAATGAAGATGGTGAACATATCGGAGGTATCACAGGATTTTTATTTTCAATTGGTAAGGCAATTAGAGATTTTAAACCTAGTAGATGCATTGTGGTATTTGATGGTAGAGGTGGATCTGCTCGTCGTAAAAAGATTTATGGAGACTATAAAGGTAACCGAGCAAATAAAACTAGATTAAGACGACATGATCATCATTTTGCTAACATTGAAGATGAACAAGAAGCAATGCGTTATCAATTTAGCAGGTTAGTTTCTTATTTAGATAATTTGCCATGCACACTTATTTCGATTGATGGTATTGAAGCTGATGATACGATTATGTATATTACTGATATGTATAAAGATATCAGTAAAAAGATTACAATTGTATCAACTGATAGAGATTTTTATCAATTAGTAAGTCCAGTAGTGCAGATCTGGTCGCCTATCAAAAAGAAGATGTACAACACTCAAGATGTGGTAGACGAATTTGGGGTTCATCCGAATAACTATGTCGTATACAGAACGTTTACTGGCGATAATTCGGATAACATACCAGGAGTAAATGGCTTTGGTGATAAAACTATATTAAAATGCTTACCTGAGCTAGCAAATGAGCAAGAATTTACGCCAGATGACTTATTTACTAAATCGGAATCATTATTAAATGAGGCAAAGATTGGTAAAAAATATCAAACCATTTTAGATTCGCGTGAAATTATTGAAAAGAATTATCAATTAATGAATTTAAAGTTATTGGATATCTCAGCAACACATACTTCGAATATACGACAAATTATAAATGGATCAATTCCATTATTAAATAAACTCGAGTTTCAAAGAATATTCATGGAAGATAAAATGTGGACTACCATGAAGAATTTGCCGGAATGGTTAACTCGAACATGGTTATCATTAAATGCATTCGCACAACAAACGCATAAATAATTTGGATTTTAAGTACAAATTATATATATTGGTTATATGACAGATAGATTAAGTGAATACGGTTGGAGCTTTCAAGTTAAAGTTTTGGCAGCAATGTTTTCGGATAGAATATTTTTACAACAAATTGCTGATATAATTCGCCCTGAGTATTTCGAATCAGATGCGAACAATTGGTTATTAGAAGTTACTTTAAACCATTTTATTACTTATAAAACACCTCCATCAAAAGATGTGTTAAAAGTTAAAATTACTGAATTAAGTGATGATGGACCTGAAGCTATATTAAAAGCTTCTATATTAGAGCAGTTAAAAGAAGTACTTCGTTATACAGAATCAGATGATCTATCATTTGTGAAACACGAAATATTAAATTTCTGCAAGAATCAAGAGATTAAACGAGCGATAATGGATTCGGTTAGCTTATTGAAAATGGGTAACTATGATGAAATTAAAACTAAAATAGATACTGCTATGAAGGCAGGTGCTGATACTGATATCGGTTTAGATTATAAAAATACAGTTTCAGCTCGTTATGAAGAATCAGCTCGTAGTACTATTACAACAGGTTGGGATGTAGTTGATGATTTGATGGATGGAGGTTTAGCACCTGGTGAATTGGGAGTAGTAATGGCACCTGCTGGTATTGGTAAATCTTGGTTATTGATTAATATTGGTGCTAATGCAGTGAAAGCTGGTAAAACAGTTATACATTACACATTAGAGTTGAACAAAGAATATGTTGGACAACGTTATGACTCAGTATTAACAGGTATTAATGCACAAACATTAAAACATCATTTAGAGACAGTACAAGATACTATGGATTCACTTAAAGGTGAATTAATTGTTAAGTATTTTCCAACTAAGTCAGTAGGTGTAATGGGTCTTAAAGCTCATTTAGAAAAAACAATAATGCTTGGACAACAACCTGAATTAGTAATCGTGGATTATGGTGATTTGCTAAAAATTAATACTAAAAAGGATAAGCATGAAGCTCTTGAAGAACTATATGAGGAATTACGAGGAATGGCAGGAGAGTACAATGTTCCTGTGTGGACAGCTTCTCAAGCAGGTCGTTCAGCGTTGGAAGACGATATCATTGAAGCTGACAAAATTGCGTCGTCATATGGTAAAGTGATGGTGGCTGACTTTTTAATGTCATTGTCTAGAAAAGTTGAAGATAAGATGTCAGGAACAGGACGTGGACACGTAATTAAAAATCGTTTTGGGCCAGATGGTATTACACTACCTAGTAAGATTAATACTAATAATGGTCAGTTTCAATTCTTCGAACCACAAACAACTCAGGGTAAGCAAACTACTCAAGTAATGAAAAGTGGTGAGAATATAATGAAGAAAAATTTAGCTCAAAAATTTAAAGATATGGGCGGAAGTTTTGGATAAAACGATATATATACTAAATAAGGTCCGAGTAGAAATACCCGGTCCTTTTTTTGTCTAAAAACTGTTTTTATAAATAAAGAAGAAGATTACATTATGTATGTTACAACACAGAAAAGCGAACTTTTAACGCCACGATTAGCATTTAAACCATTTAGATATCAATGGGCATATGATTACTGGTTTCAGCAACAAAATGCACATTGGATGTTTCAGGAAATTAATATGCAAAAAGACATTTCTGATTGGAAGAATGAATTGTCTGAAAAAGAAAAAAGTGTTATTGGACAAATTCTTAAAGGATTTTTTCAGTCAGAAACTCAAATTGCAGATTACTGGAGTACTTATGTGACTAACTGGTTTCCCGTACCTGAAATAAGAATGATGGCACAGACATTTGGAGCATTTGAGACAATACATGCAGTGGCATATTCTTATTTAAATGAAGTATTACATTTAGAAGATTATGAAGCATTTCTTCATGATCCAACAATCATGAACAAATTAGATGTATTAATTAATGTGGATAAAAATGATGATTCATTAACTAATATTGCTCGTTCATTAGCATTATTTAGTGCATGTGCTGAGGGTATTCAATTGTTTTCTTCTTTTGCTATTATGCTTTCACTGAGAAAGAAAAACTTAATGACAGGTATTGGTCAGCAAATGATATTTTCAATTCGAGATGAATCATTGCATTCAGAAGCTGGTTGTAAACTATATAATACATTAATTGATGAAAATCCTGGTTTATATGATGCATCATTGGAATATGATATTATCACCGGATTTGATTTAGCATTACGAAATGAGTTTGCATTTATTGATGAAGTGTTTAAATTAGGTGATTTGGACACAATTACTAAAGCACAAGTTCAAAATTTTATGTATGACAGAGCAAATAGAAAGTTAAAGGAATTAAGAGTTAATCACTCATATCCAGTAGACGAAGAATTGCTTAAAGAAATGGATTGGTTTTACATATTAGTATCAGGTGAACAACAAACAGACTTCTTCTTTAATAGAGAAACAGGATACGCAAAACCAAATGCTGATTGGGAAACAGAGGAATTATTTTAATAATTAATATATATGACAGAAAAAATAGAAACACACCCAATTGCCAAAAAATTAGGTTGGAAAGTTGGAGAAGATTTCCCAGTTGAAGGAAATAACGCATTATATTTAACTACAATACAAGGTGAATATTTGCAAAAAGGAGAAACACCTAATCAAGGTTATAAACGATTAGCAAGTACTGCTGCAAAATATCACAATGATCCTACACTAGAACCTAGATTCTATGATATTTTATCAAAGCTTTGGTTAATACCATCAACACCAGTATGTGCTAATTTTGGAACGGATAGAGGACTTCCAATTTCATGTTTCTCAGGCAAAGTTGCCGATGATATGTTTGAATTAAATCGTAAGAGTACGGAAATGTCAATGCTTTCAAAAGCAGGTGGCGGTACAGCATATGATTTTTCATCTATTAGACCAATTGGATCTCCTATTAGAAATGGAGAGAATGGTAAATCAGATGGTATCATTCCATTTATTAAAGGTTATGATTCTTGGATATTAGCATCTAAACAAGGAAGTTTAAGACGTGGTGCAGTTGCAATTTATTTAAATGCAGAACACGAAGAATTTCCTGAATTTTTAGAAGTTAGAGAACCAAAAGGTGAAGTTCAAAGACAATGCCATAACATACATCAAGGGGCAATATTCACTGATGAGTTTATGGAAAAGGTTATTGAGAAAAACGGCAAAGAAAGAGAATTGTGGTTGTCTACTTTGAAAAAACGTGTTAAAACAGGTGAACCTTATACAATGTTTATTGATAATGCAAATAAGGTAGTTCCAGAATGGTGGAAGACACACGATTTAAAAATACATCATTCAAATTTATGTTCTGAAATATTTTTACCAACTGATGCAAATCACTCATTAGTTTGTTGTTTAAGTTCATTAAACTTAGCAAAATATGATGAATGGAAAGATACCGATACAGTATTTTTATCAACATTGTTTTTAGATGCAGTTATTTCAGAGTTTTTAGAAAAAGCAAAAGATATTAACGGAATAGAAGATACAGTTCGTTTTGCTGAAAAATCTAGAGCATTAGGTTTAGGTACATTAGGATGGCATTCATATTTGCAATCTAAAATGATTCCATTTGCTGGTTTAGAAGCAAGATCATTAACTAGAATTATATTTGGTGATATTCGTAAAAAAGCAGAAGAAGCTACTATATGGATGGGAGAAAAATTTGGATCTCCATTGTGGTGTGAAGGAACTGGTAGACGTAATTTAACATTGTTAGCAATTGCACCTAATCGTAGTTCATCTAAATTAGCAGGTGGAGTATCACAAGGGGTTGAGCCATTAGCAGGTAATGTATATGTTGATGACGATGCAAAAGGACTTCATATTAGAAGAAATCCTTATTTGGAAAACTTATTAATTGACAAAGGCAAAAACTTGCCAGAAGTATGGGATCAAATATCAGAAGATAAAGGTTCTGTACAAAATATTAGATGTTTAAGTAAAGAAGAAAAAGAAGTATTCTTAACATTCAAAGAAATTAATCAATTAGAATTAGTTCGACAAGCAGCAGTTCGTCAAGACTATTTAGATCAGGGACAGAGTATCAATTTAGCATTCTTTCAAGATGCACCCGCTAAATGGATTAACAAAGTTCATATAGAAGCTTGGGCATTAGGATTGAAAGCATTGTATTATTTGAGATCAGAATCTAACTTAAGAGCTGATTCGAAAATGCAAAGAGATTTATACTCAGAATGTTTATCGTGTGAAGGATAGGAAATTAATTAGGGTAGAAATACCCTAATTTCTTGGTTTATTAAATAAAATATCTTATAATATAGATAAGAAATAAAGTTATGACAAAAGAACAAAGAAAAAACTTAGAACTTGTTAAGTCAGGTTTCGCAAATGGTATCTCAACTCAATTAGCACATAAACAGGCAATTTATGGACCAGATGCTAAATTAACTGATTTAGAAAAACAAGAAATAATTGAATCCGCTGCATTTCATTATGGTGAATTTCTTCGTGCACTAGGAGTAGAATGGGAACAAGATCCAAATTCAGATAACACACCTAAACGTGTAGCAAAGGCATATGTTAATGATTTGTGGAAAGGTAGATATGAGCCAATGTCAGACATTACATCATTTCCTAGTGACGGATATGACGGCATAGTATTTGAAGGAGGTATTCCATTAACATCAATGTGTTCACATCATCATCAAACAATTGAAGGATTAGTTCATATTGCATATATTCCTGCAGAAAATGGTCAAGTTGTCGGTTTAAGTAAATTGAATCGAGTAGTAGAAAATTTTGGTAGGAGAGGTGCAATTCAAGAACAATTAACAGTTGCAATTCAACACGCAGTTAATGAACTTATTACAGATAACCAAGGTGTGGCTGTAATGATTGAGGCAACTCATAACTGTGTATCATGTAGAGGTGTTAAGCATCGAGGTGCATCTATGAAAACGGCAAAACTATCTGGAGCTTTCCTAGAAGATGGTAATGCAAGATCAGAATTTTATCAATTTGTAAAAGGTTATAATAACTAATGGCACGTTATATTTCAACAAAATTATTTGAAAATTATTCAGTAGCACTTCGTCAATGGAGAGCTTCACATTCACATTGTGAATTGTTACATGGATATGCTTTAAAGTTTAAAGTATGGTTTGCATCTAATGAACCAGATGTTGACAAACAATTAGATGATATGAATTGGATTGTTGATTATGGTGGGTTTAAGACTCCTCCTAAAGGCAATGGTTTAAAAGATTGGATGGATCATATGTGGGATCATACCTTATTAATTGAAAAAGATGATCCATATATAGATTTATTTGAAACTATGGCAATGGAGGGTATCTGTGCTTTAAGAGTTTTAGATAAAATGGGTGCAGAATCATGTGCTAAAATGGTTTATGATAAATTCAATGAAGTTTTATCAAAAACAGATGCTGGTAGATGTAAATGCATCAAAGTAGAATGTTTTGAAAATGATAATAATTCATCAATATACGAAGAATAATGGAAAGAATAGTTACAACCTGGGAAGAAAATGGTATGCAATATACCATTACTGCTAAACCAATTACTGTAGTAAATACACCAACTCAACCGAATACAACTAATCAGTTAATATCAATATTTGAATATCTAGGTGGAAAGACTCCGGAACGAGGTACTGGTGATAAAGTTTATAAACACGCAAAAAAAATTGGTGCTAAAATCGAAACTAAAGATATTGAGACTAGAAACTATACTGGTAAAATTATGTTGTATGAACGATCTTTTTTAGATGTATATTTTAATCAAAATACGTATGCTACACAACCATTATCTATGCCAGAGCCTGAAATGGATTTTGATGATGATTTACCATTCTAATTAGAAAAAACAATGAATAAACGAATAACAGATTACAATAAGGTATTACCTATAGTTGAATTGTATAGATGTGTACAAAGCGAAGGAAGTCGTTTCGGTAGACCTACTATAGCAATTAGAACTACAGGTTGTACTCATAGATGCTATTTCGGAGAAGGTGGTTGGTGTGACTCTTGGTATACAAGTATACACCCAGAAAAAGGTACATTTACTTTCAACGATATTATTAAGATATATGATGAAAATCCACATATTACAGAAATGATGTTAACAGGTGGTTCGCCTACAATGCACCCTGCATTAGTAAATGAGCTTACGCATTTTGCACATGAAAGAAACATTCTTATTACTATTGAGACTGAAGGCTCACATTTTATTGCTACTGATTATCCTATTGGGCTATTATCTATTAGTCCTAAGTTTAGCAATAGTATTCCCGTTGTGGGTGTTGCTACACCGCAGGGTTCGATCACGGATTCGAAGATGGTAGATCAGCACAATAAATTTAGATTAAATTATACAGAAATGGCTGCGATGATATCATTTCATTCAGATTATCATTATAAACCAGTATGGGATGGTACTATAGAGAATCTAAAAGAAATTGAAGAATGTAGACAATTTTTAGAAATTCCTAAAGAAAAAACATATATCATGCCAGCTGGTGATACTAGAGAAGAATTAATAAAAATGTATCCAATTGTGTTTGATATGTGCGCAGAACAAGGATATAATATGACAGGCAGGGATCATATCATTGCGTTTGATACAAAAAGAGGAGTATAATGAAACAGTTAATTTATTTTGGAGCGGAGTGGTGCGGTCCATGCAACTCAATAAAACCACAATTACAAGCATCTGGATTGTCAATTAAATATGTAGATGTAGATGCTGACCCTAAAATTGCAGAATATTATAGTATACGAAATGTTCCTACTATAATATTAACAGATTTAAATGGGGATGCATTAGATAAAAAAATAGGCAATGCAATTACAGTACAAGCTGTAAAGGATATGTTAACTAAATAAATAAAAGGAATAAGTTATGAAATGGAAACCGATTGGTGATCAAGTTCTATTAAAAGAACAAAAGAAATCAGA